AGGGGTTATCGAGATGTTCTAATACGTCTACTGAGTAAACCACGTTGAAAGAATCATTATTAAAAGGTAGGTTTTCAACGTTCCCAAGTAAGACGAATTCGCTAAAATGAGCCGGATTAATTTCAGTCCCTAAAGCGTCTATTCCTTTTTCTATGAGTTCTTTAACTCTCTTGCCATCACCACAACCCACCTCGAGGACTTTCCCTTTCAGATACTTCGAGTAATCCGGTGTATTTGTGTAGAACCGGCTTTGCATTGCCCATTTATATTCATCGTTAAAATCTATTTCGAGTTTATCGATCGGTATGTCAAATTCTGTCTGTCTAACTCCCTTGAAATACTCTCGAATGGCGGGAAATCCCCACAGATAATCCCATGTCTCCTTGACCTGTTTTTTAAATCTCTTTGAAATCCAGTTATGGAGTGGACATTCCTTGTGGACTAACAAGTTACCCTCAGAATCAGGAAAGACCGGATAACTCTTTGATAAGATTGACCTCTCGGTTTCTTTTTCACCTGGGAGTAGTCCGAAAAACTTATCGCATTTCCGGTCACACCAGTTTCCGCAGTCTCCCATCGTGATATGACCATCGAAGGTTAAACTCCGATAATCAGGCTTTTTGATTTTTAATTTCAACCTTTCTATTTCTTTTAGAATAGGTTTCCAGTATTTCTCATAAATCAAATCCCAATCGTAATCTTTCGAGAATTCATAACCTTTTTTACCGACTTTAAAACGGTCAGGATCGTTGTAGACTCTCTCTAACCCTTCAAATATGGACTCTGAATTTAAGGAGGGACGCCATTCTTTGTTGAACCATTGCCATTCGTCCTCTTTAGGAAACATCAAATATTGAGTGGGGCAAAGTTCGGGACCGGTTGATGCTCCCGTTGTAAGAACAGGGCACCCGCAACCCTGAGCCTCGATTAAAGGAATTCCAAATCCTTCACCCTTAGTCGGTAGACACATCACATCCATACCGCGATAACGATTAGCAATCATTTCATCAGTAACGTGTCCGGTATAATATTGATCGGGATCAGTCCATTTAACTAATTTATCAAGTCCTAGATTATGAATACACATCGGGAGGGAGTCGCTCCCCTCGGTATCTTTAGGTACACTGGAAAGAAAAAGCCTAGCTTCATCATGTAAATCGTGAAATTTCTTAAAAGCTAAGACTAAGTTATAGAGATTCTTTCTGTCATCGTGATAATTACCTGCTACCACGCCGACTATGAAATTATTCTCCCAACCTAGAACCTTTCGTTCCTCTTGTCTCTTGTTTTCATCGGGATAGAATATTTGTGTATTTATCCCATGTGGCATATAAAAACAGTCATAACCTAGTCTTTGAATTTCACTTTGACCATGTTTAGTCAAAGCGATTATCATCTCGGGATGAAGTAACCATTCAGCTATTGACTGCGGTATTTTCTCGGTATCAAAAGGGGTTAAGGAAATCCATTTTTTAGGTATTCCGGGGAGAGCATGATTATCTAAAAGAGAAATTATGTACTCAGCTTGCCCCTTATCGATCATTCTATTGAGTAGACTGATATCTAGTCCTTGAATTGTGGGGATTCCGTTCCAATCGACTGTACCAAAATGAAAGTGCTTACAAGCTACGGTTACATTATGACCGTCATTAATCATTCTTGGTACGATTTCTCTGGTAACCGAGCCATACCCAGTTGGCGCCCAGGGAGCGACACTTAACCAAATAAAATTCATTATTCCTTCTTTGCTTTCCTTTTTATAACTGCTTTTTCTACCGAAGGCTCCTTAAAGAAAAGGGGAGGCCAAACACCTCCCCTTTTTTCGGTAAACTATTCGAGTATTTACGGTGTGATTTGGAGTAATACGAATGGTGCGTTACTAGATCCATCTGAACTAGTATCGAGTGCCACACCTGCAATCTGGAAGCCACTTTCCAGTGTTTCGTCATCAGAAGACTCAACACTACCATTACCAACAAAGACAATGGTTCTATCTCGGGCAGAATTACAAGTATTTCCGTTTGAAGTTATCCATACCGGTCCCCAGGTTTGAAGCCAGAAGAATTCACCAGAAGCCGCTTCAACTGTTGGAACACCCATAAATGTTACATAGTCTCCACCAGCATTATCGGCCAGAAGACAATAGTAAGGGCATTCCATTAATTCTATGTTAGTTGTGGCAGCTGTAACCGCAGCAGTTAATGGTGAATCGAGTTTGAGGGTTAGAGCTCCACCGGTTGTCGCTAACGCAGGATGACTAACGATCATTCTGTTTTGAGGATGCTGTGCGGAACCATTACCGATTACGATATACCCACCAGCCAATTCATTCGCCGATAATATACCTGTAGCAAGTACGCCAATATGAGTATCAATCGTTACCGTGACATAGTAACTGCCAGCAGAGCCTACAGTAGTCACGCCATCAACATCATAGATCGTTGTGCTTTGCGTTGGAGCTACAGCGTTAGTATTGGTTTTCTTATTTTTATATGCCCCAACCTCAGGATTACAAGTACCGGAGGCGTAAGAATAAACAAAAGTTCTCCCGCCACGCCGGATTATAGTTCCTAGTGGATATTTTTGAACAGTGTCAACGGCGTAGGGAGTCCCGCCTGGTAACTCAAATTCTACCTCGCCGATTGCGGGCATGAAGCCCCTGTATTTGGATTTGCCTTCATAAGTTGTAACCATTTTTTATATTTCACCTCGTTATTTATTTTTTACGGGGCGGTATTTAGCCGCCCCTTATTTACTCTTAGGTATTGTTATCCAGAGCACGGAATGCGTCAGGACGGACAACACCGCCACCAACACGGAAGTAGAACAGGAAACCGACAAGGCCGGACTCAGCATAGAGTTCATCCAGGCGTTGCACGGTCATGCCGGCACGGTCGACGATGGTATAACCTCGATTCCAGTTGCCGAACAAGGCCACTATCGAGAGATCGGTATTGGTGCTGGCCGGGACTACCATGCTCTCATGATTATAAACAGGCTTACCGTCGAATGTTACGGGAGGAGCCCCAGCAAGTCCACCGGTGGGATTAACCCACAGGTAGTTAGAGGTGGCCTTAACTTTCCTCAGAGCGGCCTCAGTGTCCGATGCCCACATAAAGGAAGCGTTAGCCCTGTATGCAGCGGGCAGCTTATACTTAAGCGTGATTATATCGTCCGGGACGATAGTATCGGCGGTGGCTAAATCAGTCTGGGTGGAAATGATGGTTGTATCCAGAGTAACGCCATCGGGTTCTTGGTAGGTATGACCGCGACCAGTCAGGAAGGCAATATTTTCAACTTCGCCTCTTTTCTGAGCCATCGCCTGACTAATTATACCGGCTAGAATATCGTCGGAGTCCATTAATTCATCGCGGCCGATCTTGACCAGTCCGGTTAGGTCTTCGACGTAGATGTAATCTTTTGAGATGGTCGGAGTGGTTTCAGTAGGCAGTGATCCGACTTCCAATTTACCCCATCCCATAGAGACGTCAGTGATGGACCGGCGAGCAACCTTGTCACGGTCTGTCTGGCGGATATTGGCCAATTGTCTAATGATGGTGAATGCGGGGGTAGCCTTGTAGATTTCAGAGTCCAGATCCTCCGGCATCATCAGCAATCCATTGGTGTCCTCAACTAGTGCCCTTTCTTCAAGATTAAGAGCACTACGGCCATTACCGATAGCCTTGAAAAAGCTGACCTCTTTTCCTTCACTCCACCGGGTATTGTTCTACTGATGGGAGTGTTGGCCATAGCCATAGCCTGTAAACGTTCCTCAGTCCGGATATCGGAATCAAAAGATTCCATTTCTTTTAGGAGATTATCGACTTTGGTTTTTTCCTCCTGAGTCATAGCCCGATTTTCTTTTTCAGCCAAATCGGTAATGCTGCGGGCCTCGTTGTATTTGGCCCCTTTTTGCTGTTTGATTAATTCAATGTTACGCATAAAAAGAAACCTCCAAATTTAATATTTTGCAATTTCAATTTTTCTCTTATATAAATCCAGGCTTTCTTCAGTCCGCTTTTTCGGAGCAGACCCTAAATTGTCCAGATTCAACTTTGCTTGCGCCATTAAAGATCTGATATTGACATCAGTTTGAGGATAGGCGGGGAATGTGACAGGGCCGATGTCAGCCATGCGAGCACTAACAATATGACGTTCGATATTGTGTTTTTTTTCATCCCACATCGCCATGAAGGCGGATAACATTTCAACTTCTTCTCCATCTACAAACCAACGCTGCGCATCCTTACCATCAACTTTGAAAATGATCGATCCCCCGGTGACATCTCGACGTTCGATGCTTTCAATCAGATCTCGTGTGTAAGATTGATTACCCGGTATGACGCGGTACAAAATCCCTTTCTGATCTTCTTCAAGAGTCAAAGTGCCTGATTTATTCCTTCCCAGAATAAAAGTCGGGTTATGGTCCCTTAGAGAACGGATGTCGTCACTCTTGATCGTGTCAGCGAGTGATCCGGGAAGGAATTTCTCACGGAATCCGCCCAAATCGAGGCTCAGTTTGTCATAGACTGCACCATGACCCTGAATAACTTTTTGTCCCTTATCATCCGAGCGTATTTCTAGTGAGTCGAAATCAAAAGGAGAAATACCTCGTTGTTCGATTTCATTCATTGATTCCTCTATTTGTGCTTTTGTAACCATGTCATACCTCCAAATTTAGTTAAGTTCTTTAATCATATAAGTCTGGAAATCCCGGTAATAATCATCTAGATATTTATCGAAGTTTTTAGGGTCTTTCTGGAAGGCTTTTCGGATGTTAGTTTTATCCCTTTCAATTACACGCCGTATACTATCCTCGATTGACCTTGTACCGTTGGGCTTGGAAATAAACTGGTCGATTTTATCAGCCGGGACCATATTCGCTTGAACATAATAGCGATCACCGCCCTCGTAAGGATTCATATCTTCTTTTTCACGGATCTCATTAGGACTAATTGCACTTATATAGCTGAGTTCACGATAGAAAGCCGCCCTTGCCGCCGAATCACCACGGAGCAGACCTTCCATGCTATGTTTAGTATAATATCCGGGCTTTAAAAGTTTACGGTCGTACTCCATCTCCCAATTTACGGACCATGGGAGCATAGTATCTGTAACAAATTCAATACCCTGATGCTCAATATTATTATTAGTTGCCCGGAGCAAGTGGCCTATTTTATGGAGCTGCACACCGAATATGCGGGCGATATCTTCGATATGAAATTGCAAGGTTTCAATAAATTGAGCCTCTTCCGGAGGTATACCCACTTTTGTATACTTCATACCCTCTTCGAGAAGTATAAGCCTATGAGCATTACCCAGACCGGCATATTTTGCATTAAGAGAATTGCCGAGTCTGGTTGAACCATCAATAGTCAATTTACCCGGGTGCTCCACGATACCACCGACATTCGCACCCTGGCCGAAAAAAGCCCCGCCGAATGCCGTCGCTGCTATTGATACACCGATAGTCTCAGCGTGAAGTCTGATAGGCGATAACCCTTTCATGCCATCTGTGCCAAGCCCCATGACGTGCAGCATACGATAGGGCGGTAAATCTCGCTGACCTTCGCCTGGAATAGTGACACGATAGAATAGTTCTTTTGTTTTATCAGTCCGCATCGGCTCGCAGCACCAGGGCGGAATAGGCCAAAGTGCAACCGGATTTCCAAATGGGTCAAACTCTATTTCAGCATAAGCATTACCATAAAGGCATAAGTGAGCCATTTCCAGAGATCGAAAAGTAAACGATGTCTGCTCGGTGTTCGGTGCCCGGTGCAAAACATTGTAAAGAGGATAATTTTTCGCGAGATCGTGCCCTCCATTTTCTCTATCACGGTAAATATGGAGAGGTAAAGCCCCTAACCCAGTCGCTAAAACCCGGACGCAAGCCCAGACGGCGGAGGTGCGCATAGCAGTGCTCGGAGTAACTGAAATACCTGATAAAGTGCTACCGAAACTTTCTCCCGATAAAATACGTTTAATTGCTCCGGTACTGGGATCGGTTCTGTGTTCTGACGCAGTTTTATGAGCCTGCTGACAGTTATTCAGTGCGATTTCAAATGCTGTGGGCATTATTTATCTCCATTAAAAAACTTTGACGTCTTCGGTTTCATAAATTGAAGGTTCGTTTTGATTGTTATGTCTTACAGCCCGGTCAAGTGCCATTAGAAGGGCAACCACGCCGTCAATTCTTTGAGTAGCTTTTGATTTATCAGGTTTAATATTCCCCGCGGGGTCTTGGGTAATGACAGCGTTATCCGCGTTCCATCTTAAAACAGGGTTATTCCCGTGTTCTAATTTTCCAGCTAGTAATAAATCCATAAATCCTTTGGAAGCCGGACTCATTGAAACGTAACCTTGACCGAATGGAACTAAGAGAGGATGACCGTCACCCGCTTCTTTTTCGTTTACAGCAAATCCGTCATCTTCAAGCTCGGTTAAAAGTTTTACAGTTCCCCAACGGTCATAAGCTAATTCCCTCATATCGAACATGGAACGATCATCATTTAACTGTTTTCTTATAAATTCATAATCAATCAGATTTCCCGGAGTCGTTTTAAGAAACCCCTCTTTAACACATCTCCGATAAGGGAATTTATCTTTTTTCTCTTTTTCGTCAACAGTATCTTCGGGAATCCAGAAACGCATTAAGATTTTATAATGATCTTCGAAGGGGAAGACGTGAGCTAAAGCCGTCAAGTCTAATGATGATGAAAGATCAAAAGCCGAATAACAAACTTTCCCCTTAAGTTCTTCGAGATTTACATTACCGGCACATTTATCCCAATCTGAGAGTTTAATCCACCTTAATGATTGTTTTACCCAGATATTGAGCCGGAGTTGTTTAAAAGTGTTTTCTTCTTCGACTTTCCTTTGAGCCTCACGGAAAGCATCTCGAACCTTGTCAATTTGAATCGTATGCCCAAGTGAAGGATTGACTTTATACCAGTTCTCTTCCAAGGTCCAATCCCAATCGGTTCCGGCTTCATCATCGGGAGGACCGTAAATAACCGGATAGAATGTCGGGTCTTCGATTGTACCGTTTAATATTTGACGTGATTTCTCGTGTAATTCCCAACAAACAGAATTACGATCTATTCCGGCAGTCGTGATGATAAAGAATAAAGGCTGTCTCCTAGCGTCTCCTGAGCCTTTCGTTAAAACCTCGTATAATTTCCTGTCTGGATGAGCGTGTAACTCGTCTATAACTACACCGGAGACATTAAGACCGTGTTTTGTATTGACCTCCGAGGATAGAGTCTGCATGAAAGCGTTATCATTTAATAACCAGATTCTTTTCCGTGAATCATTTACCTTACAACGCTTCATTAAGGCCGAAGATGAACGTATCATCTGAGCAGCGGCACCGTAAACTAGACCAGCCTGATCTTTATCGGCGGCGGCTGTGTAAACCTGCGCCCCGGGTTCGTTATCTCCGAATAAAAGATAAAGAGCTATAGCGGCGGCGAGCTCGGTCTTCCCGTTCTTCTTAGGAATCTCGATATAAACCGTGTTATATTGCCTATATCCGTTCTCTCTAAGAGTACCAAACACGTCTGATATTATTTTCTTTTGCCAGGGAAGAAGTTTGAATTTTAGACCCTTCCATTCACCCGTAGTAAGTTCAAGATTTTCTATGAAATTAATAGCTCGATCTGCTCTCGACTGACTGAATTTAGTTTTTGTTAATGTTTGTGTTGTCATAATTCACTATTCGGGACACTACTAAGAAGTTTCTCCATAGGGTCTTCTTCTTTAGGTTTAGGCTGAACATTGATTCTTGACCTTGATACGGGTGTCATACCGAATTCACACCCTAACATATGGACTTGCTCTATTAATCGATTTCTGATTGATAAGAGAGGACTTATAATTACGTTTCCCGCCTGAGTCTTTAAAAGATAAGCGTTAGAGGCATCCCCACCTGTTTTGATGGCTTTCTCGGTAAGTTCATTAATCTTGTTTTCTGTTTCAACGAGCATCCCTACTGCCTGACAATATTCTGCAAATGCCATCCTATCAACATTTTTTAATAAATCAAGGTTCTCTAATTCCTTATAAAGACGTTTCCACTCATTCTTGGCGTATCGGTTAAGAAATCTCGGAGGCGTGGTCTTTCCCTGGGGTTGAGGTTCGTTATTATTGATACGGTTCTTGTTTGGTTCGCCTTGTAATTTTTTAATAACTGTGGGTCTGGGATGTCTAGCCATTGATTAACTCCGCTTTTTGTCCTGTGAAATCTTCCCAACGTTTTATAATTACGTCACAGTAATGCTCATCTATCTCCATCATGCGACACTTGCGGGATAGTTTCTCACAGGCTATAAGGGTTGAACCTGAACCACCGAAGAGGTCAAGGACTAACTGACCTATTTTTGAACTATTATTAAGCATATGGGCTATTAACTCTACTGGTTTCATTGTTGGGTGTTCGGGGCTTGCTTTTGGTCTTGGGTATTCAAATACAGAACATTGCTTTCTATCCTCTGTGAAATAATGAGTTCCTCCCGTCTTCCAGCCGAATAATATATTCTCGTGCTTAAAGTGATAATCAGCACGAGAAAGAACTATCTGGTCTTTAAGCCATATAAGTTGCCATCGAAAATCAAAGCCACTCCCGTTAAATGATGCAATCAAAAACGGGAGTAGCGTCCCGGGCGGGGACGCTACATATATACTAGCTATATCAGTCGAAACCACAGCACCATTAGATAATGATGCTCTTAAAAATTCTTCAAGATTATCTGGCGTTAAATTATCATTCTTGATTTGGCGAACCCTATAACCCATAGGGTTCGCCCTTTCTAATTTATCACCATAACTAACGCCATACGGTGGATCTGTCCATATTAAATCCGCTTTCTCTCCACCCATCAGCCTCCCCGCATCCGTTATAACAGTCGAATCACCACATAAGAGTCTGTGTTCTCCCAACTGCCATAAATCACCCTTCTTACAGACCGTCTCTACCTTCTCAGGGATAGAGTCATCATCCGTAAGACCTTGATGTACCTGTGTCATTAAGTTTTCTAATTCTTCAGAAGTAAAACCAGTAATAGACATATCGAGTTCGCCGGTATCTAACTCTTGGAGAAGGTCTTTTAATGTGGGCAAGTCCCACTCCGAGATAAGAGCGGATTGATTATCCATTAAACCGTAAGCGGTAGACATCTCTTTTGTGTCATCTACAAACACACAGGCTATTTTATCCCACCCTAATTCTTTAGCCGCCATATAGAGACCGTTGCCCGCTTCTATCGTACTTGTCTTTTGATTGACAACAATGGGTTTTCTCTGTCCGTAAGTCTCTAATGACCTCTTGATAACTTCGAGATTATGTACCGGATGCTTCCTGGCATTACGATTATCTATTTTTAAGGAATTAATATCTTTCTCTAAAGGTTTAAGAGAGTCTATAATCAAATTTTGACCCCTTGACTAAAATAGTGTGATTTATTACGCGAAGT